TGATGTAACGATAGAACAGTTCCAAAACCAAGTCTGTGACCGTCAATACCTCCCAGTGTATCCACCATCACATCCTCTTGTGACGTGCTATTCGCTCGCCAATTGACTGCCGATTGAGGTAGACTGACCGCATGGCATCTACCGTAGAGCATCGCGTCAATAGCGCCAACACAGGAGCGGGAGAGAGAGCTATTGCCCTCAAAATAGAGTATCCCGATCTCACGCCAACCCAGATAGCCAAAGCTGTAGGGTGCCATCCATCCAACGTGCATCGGGTACTCGCTAGATTCAAAGCTCGCCTAGACGATTTGCAGGATTACAAAGAGCACAAAGGCGACATCTGGGATAGCGTGGCCATGAGAGCAGTTATGTCCATGGATGACGCCAAACTGCAAACAGCCACTGCTGTACAGCTTGCCACGGTTGCCGGTATCGCCTTTGATAAGAGCCAGTTAGTGCGCGGTCAGGCTACTCAAATCAACGTCTCCGTACTGCTCGACCTAGTGCAGGCTGCGCGTGATATGCGGGACAATTCTGCCATGGGATAGGCTCACCGGCAGGCAATCGACGCGCTACAGGGCATCGTAGGGGGTACTTTTGGGGGTACATTGGCGCTTGCCGCTGATATGTGCCTGATTCTTCATAGACTTGCAAGCCGGTTTGAATCCTCATCTAGCATCCATAGTCAATCGGCCGGCAACGGTGAGGTGGTACGGTACGATGGAACACCGGCCATAATTTGCATCGTTATTATTTTCAATGCGATAGGCAAAAAAGAGAGCCTAGACGGGCCCCTATGCCCCCATTTGAGGCCGGGTGGGTCGAATCGTACATATCCCGCCCAAGCGATTTTCCGCAAAAGGTTCCCATTGGATACTGGTTTAGTTCCTATTGGAGACGTGATTCGTATACAATAGAGACATGGCAACGGCGTGGGTGGAATGCTGGAAATGCGAACTGTGCGGACACCGGTGGATTAAGACTGGTGACGCTCCACGGCTGTGCTCGAAGTGCAAAAAGACTGGATGGAATAAGAATGGTAATTCTCAAGATGTTCCGCAAGTCGCTGAGCGTGGGCTTGTGGTCAAAGAGTCGCAGGGGGTGGATGATCGAGCGCGGAACATTCAACAGTTGGGCGCTGCATCTCGGACCAATCCGCATTCAGTGGCATCTAAGCCGGTGGCTGTGAGCGAGTCCGATCTGCGCTCAATCTGCGCTGGCAAGACTCCTCACGTGGATGTTGAGCAAGAGAAGGTTGAGGACGTGACGCCGAAGTGTTGCGAGTGCGACAAATCTATGACTGGCAAGGTAATCAAAGGCGTAGTTGTAGCTTGGGCATGTACTGATGCGGGGTGCCCGATGTACGGTCTGGAGCAGAAGGGGTGTAAGGAATGAGCACGAAGCACGTGACGATACAGATACCTGAAGTCTTTGTAAGGGCAGCGAAGCGCAAGTCTTTACGTTATGGAGAGAGTGTGTCGTTTATATTGCAGTCATGGATGCAGGCTGGTTTCACGGCGTTAGAGTGTGGAGTGGTGGGCGACAAGGAGAAGCCTACCGGCGCGGCCAAGCGAAGCGGTGATATACTCGTGTCGAGGTGATTTATGCCACTTGGAAACGCTACAATGAGCGGGTCTGCTGTTGCGGTTATCAGCGCCACTACCCCACTGCGGGCGATGCAGTTGATTTTTGCTCCTGCCGCCCATGTTTACTATGTTGGTGACTCTTCTTCGGTTTCTTCAACCAACGGGATTCCCGTTCCTACAGCCGGACCCTCGGTGGCTATCGGACCATTCACCAGCGGTGCAATCAATCTTGACCAGTGGTATGCTTTCGGCACGAACGCCGATGTGATTTCCTTCCAGTACACGCCGGAGGAGTAATGGCGAAGCGCGAACAGCCGGACGTGCTGGCGCGGCTTGTCGGCGCTGATGGAAAGATTGAGCCGTCCAAGATAGTCTCAACCGCAACCCAGTTGATGCGCCTTGGTATGCTGAGGATGAACCGGGTGCAAGACCCGTTCATCAGGATTAAGAACAAGTATGGGCGCACACCGCGACGTCGCATCCTCAAGCCCGGAGAGAAGTGCGGGAAAACGAGGATAAGTGTTTGCGAATCAATCGCTCACGCGATGGGATTCAGGCCGTGGCTCAGACTGGACGACCCGGATTACAAGATTTCGATTCGTGTTCCCAATCAGGGGTTCATGGGCTGTCAGACGATGGCGCAGTCGGTGTCGGCCAAGATCGAGCCTGAGCTTGCCATGCTCATCCCGGCACACTGCGCGCCAGACTGGAAGCGGGACACGACTGGGGCATTGAAGTCGGTCACGCTGAAGTACGACTATCTGGGACGGGCCTGTGGTTCCACGCTCCACGTTCGTTCGTACAATCAGTTGGCAGACACGTTTCTTGGCATCGACTATGACCACTACGGTTGGGATGAACCGCCTCCGTGCGATTTGCTGATTGCTGCCGAGCGCGGCAAGGTCACAACAAATGCTCCTTCATGGTTTGCCATGACCCCGCTCTACGGAGCGCCCTACTTCTACGATATGTTCTCCGTGAAGGCATTTAACGGTGGTGGGGAAGATCAGGAAATTGCGATTTTTACCGGCACGACTTGGGACAACTGCCAGGATTATTGCCGACAGTGCGACGAGTACATCCCGGAGAACGATCCAGTTAATATGGACGACCCCCACGCGGAGCGCCCGGTAAACAACTGCCCTAAGTGCGGACAGATTATGGGGTTCATCCCAAGAGCAGGCATCGAAGAGTACGCCAAACTGTTTACCGATCCAGAGGAGTACGACGCGCACATTGGAGGCAAGGAAGGCCACCTTAGCGGACTGGTTTACAAGACACTGGACCGAGCGGTGCATCTCTACAAAGACTTCAAAATACCTGCCGATTGGATGCGGATTGAGGCGGTTGACCCACACGACGCCCGTCCGACTCGATGGCTGTTTGCGGCAGTCTCGCCAGAGGACATTACAATAAACGGGAAACCAGCGAATCGAATCTACGTTTATTCGTATCTTTTGGCAAACGGGAATGTGGAAGAGATTGCTCGACAGGTGAAGGTTAAGCGCGCGGAACACAACTACATCGAACCGGCGTTCGTGGTCCTCGATGCCAAGTACGGGGCGCGAACGCAGCTCAACGATACCTCGTGGGAAGATGAACTCGAAAAGGCGGGAATCGGGCGTATTCGGCTTTCGCATTCTGAGGCTGGTGACATTGCGCTTGGTCACAAGCGAGTCAAAGAATACCTCCAGCCGCACTACAGTGCTGTGAAGAGCAAAGAGATTCCGGCGCTGCTGTTTGCAGAAGAGGGTTGCCGGGGCGAGAGGGGTCCGACTCAGGATTTGTTTAACTACCAGTGGAAGCCAGGGACCGACAAACCAGAGGAGGGCTACAAGGACATGGCCGATTGCGTCCGCTACCTCTGCCTTGAGCAGCCGGTTTACCAACCGCCGAACGAGAAGGTTGACCTGATCGCGCAACTTCTGGCGGCGCGAAACGAAACAGATTACAGCCCCCTCAGTTACGGACTACGGAGCGCAAATGCTTGAATATCGCGTTGAGCCGCTGACGCCCGCCGTGATTGAGGAAATGGCCGCGCATGAACAGGAATACTGGCAAGAGACAGAGGCGCATTATCGTAAATTCCCCCTCAAAATGAAGTGGCACATCTTCTTGAAAGCACAAGATATAGGCTCTTTGAGGATGGTTACTATCAGGGATAATGCAGTTCTAAAGGGAATGGGGCTATTGGTAATCACGGAAGACCCACTCTGCGATTGCATTCTGGCTTCTATCGTGCTGATCTATGTTCTTCCCGAATATCGAAAAGGGAGAGTAGGCATCGAGTTGGCAAAGACGCTTTTAGATGAGGCGAGACTCTCTGGAGCACAGTTAATATCCGCCCAAACGTGCCTCCACAATGGAGTTCATCGGCTGTATGAATACCTGGGATTTACGGATTATGGTAGACTACTCATCAGAGAGGTAAAGTAATGCCGCCAGCCGCCGCTCCTCTTATTATGGAAATAATTGCTGCAACCACCGCAGCCGCAGCAGTGGGCACTACCGTCTACGAGGCTGTCAGCAAGCCTTCCGCGCCCAAGGCTCCAACTCAGGCGCAAACCAATAAACAGACGGCTCAGGCGGCTCAGGCTTCGGCTTTGGCTCAGGCTCAGGCATTGACAAAACGCCGGGGCATGGCAAGTACGATGCTGCAAAGTCCGATGACCAGCGGTAATGCTACAGTAGGGAAAGAGACGTTGGGGGGATAATGGCTTCTGTCGGTCTAGCCTCGCCTTATATGGACTCCGGGGGATACGCCGACCGAGCCAAAGATGCGCAGAAATATCTACAAGTCCTTGCACAAGAAAGACTTCCGTGGGAATGGATGGTGGATAACATCATCATGTACGTCAATCATGGAAGGCGGGGAGTCCAAGACAAGGATTTGTGGCCTGGTCAGCCTACGGGCCTGGAGATTTTTGCCGACTCCGCCATGCTTGCCCACAACACTCTGGTCAAGGGTATGGTGGGGTATCTCTGCTCGCGCAATCAGCCGTGGTTTGGCTTGGAACTTCCCGGCAAGCTCAACTTCCCGCGCACAAGCCGGATGAGAGTATGGACCGGGAAGCGAGTCGATTCCTACCCGGAAGTTCAGAGGTGGCTTCAGGACACCCAAGACGTGATGTATTCAGCGTTCAACCGCAGCAATTTCTATGATGTAGTGCCGGAATTCATCGGTGATGGGTCTGCTCCCGGCACGGCCCACTTGCTTATTGAAGAGGATGTTTCGACGGCAACCATCGTCTTTACCGTTCCCCATTTCCGGGAGTGCTTCATCGCAGAAAACCGATTCGGGCAGGTCGATACGAACTATCGCGTCTACAAAATGACGCTTCGGCAGTTTGTTCAGCAGTTCGGCTTGGACGAAATGAAGAAGGCCGACACGAACTTCGAGCATGACTACGAGAGCAATATGCACGAGCAGCGCGAAGTTCTCCACGCTGTCTACCCCCGCAAGGATTACAACCCTGGTCGCATGGACGCGAAGGGCAAGAAATGGGCGTCCGATTGGGTATATCGAAAGGGTGGCAAGATTCTCGGCAATGATGGGAATCAAGAGTTGAAGATGCTGTCCGAGGGCGGCTACGACTCCATGCCGATTCTGAGTTGGAGATGGAGGAAGAATTCAGACGAAACCTACGGACGCTCACCGGCACACGACGCTTGGGTTGCTATAGCGTTGGACAATCAGATGGGGAGAACCAATCTGATTACTGCCCAGAAAGCGGCTGAACCGCCGCTGGTGGCGTATGAGGACCAGCGGGGAAAGATTCAGCGCGGTCCGAACGGTTTCACATTCATCCCAACCAACCGAGGCGACATCCGCCAGATCATGCCGCAACCTCTAACCACCGGCGTTCAAAACCTTCCGTTCAACACGGAATATCAGGGAAAAGTCGCACAGATCATCAACCAGCACTTCCACACGGATGTGTTTACCCTGCTTACCCAGTTAGCGCAGGGCGGCGCAACGGAACGCATGGTGACTGCGCAGATCAATGAGCTGATGACCGAGAAAGCGGCTCTTCTTGGAACCATCGTCGGAAACCTGCAATCGGAAGGGTTCAACCCCATGATTGCGCGGGTGTACGATATTGAGGCGCGGGCGGGCCGCATACCGCAACCCCCGCAGATTCTTCAAGATTCCGAGCATGAGCCAATCAAGGTGCAATACTTAGGACTCTTGTCTCAGGCGCAGACCAGAGTAACGAAGGTCCGGGCGATTCAATCTGGCGTGGCGCTGATTACGTCGATCACCCAGTTCGATCCTCTCGCCATGCACGCTCTGGACACAGACGAGATGGTGCGCGAGGCGTGGGACGCGGTAGGCGGTCCAGCGACTTGTCTACGTGACCCGAAAGCCATTGCGGAGATACGCCAGATGGCCGCGAAACAGCAAGAGAAGCAGCAGCAGATCGAGAACGCCCCCAAGATCGCCAAGGCGGCGGCGCTGGCTGGTAAGGCGGCGGAACCGGACAGCCCCCTCAAGACGATTATGGGTGCTGGTAAGGAGCCGGGAGAATGATGGACGAAGCGAAAGCAACGGAGATATTAACGGATTGCATTGAAGCTGGATGTCCTCCTGTGAAGAATCAACTGCATTCTCTTGGGTGGTATTTATCCTGGAATCCCGGGGATGAACAGGCAACCCTCGACGGAGATTATTCAGCGGAAGATCTTGAAGCAATCGCCTGGTGGATGAGGAATAAGGCATGATCGAATATAAGCCGGAAGAAGACGCCAGACAGCTTGCCGACAAGAAGATGCGGCAGTATTACCGGAGCGTATTTAGCTCGGCTGAGGGCCGAAAAGTGCTTGGTGATATACTCGTTTCAAATCACTTCGGGGTTCCGTTGAACAACGAAGTGGAGCGGATCGAGTACAATGTGGGTATTGCAATCGCCCGGATGAGTGGTATGATGAGCGAAGTGGATTCTCTAATAGGAATCGAGGAGGGTTGAAGTGACAAATCCGAATCCGAATTACAGCAATGTGAGAGTTGGCGGTGTACAGAGTCACGGTATAAGGCAACCGCTTGAGGTTCAGACTGGGGCAACCTACGAGTGCTACAAGGAAGTCGATCTTGG